GGGGCAAACGACGAACTAAGAGAGGTGGGAACCTTGCGGAGAAAGCGTACAAACACGCGGCTAACGCGTACCGATGGGCAAGGTGTGGACAATGAAGCCGTCCCCTGATGGAGGGGGAAATCCATCCGGGCTGTGCCAATTTTTGTGGGCCGGGAACCCGGATAGACCTTCCGCAAGTGAGGAACTTCCCGCCCTACAACAATGTAGACGCAGTCTGTAGGACTCATGATTTCGCATATGAAGCGGCTTCACGAGTTCCTGGACAACAAGGCGAACAACTACGACGACAGGCTGACCTTCAGATGCTTCAAGCTCTTGAACAGTACCCGAACGAGGACTATCATGACATCGCGAAGTTGGCAATTAGTGCCAAGGTCGCAGCCGAAAACCTTGCACCTGGGATCATGCGGCGTATCTTACCGAGATACTTCGGGGGTCATATGCCAAAGAATCCGACAAGGACTCTCTTCGAATCTGTCCCGAAAGAAGGTCTAACTAAGGATACACAGCGTGCGATCAAGTTGATCGCATATGATCCAGAGGAGATCCGAGTCTACGGATCCTTCAACTATCGGGCACAGGCTTTCCCTGGTGATCTCGATCTTGTAGAGTCTGTCATTCTATGCCCGAAGGGTTGCAGCAAAGAGACAGCGTTACATCACTTCAAGAAAGTCATCCAGGAAGTTATCCGCAAGATCTCAAATACGAAGGATGTTTTTATCGGTGACATTAAATTGTGCATCGATAACGATATTTACTCATTGACTTCTAGGGACTACTGGGGAACAGTGTCCCCCGATGTTACTGAGATCACAAACTTCAGACCTGTTGAGGTTAGGAGAGATCTTAAACACATGGGAGATGCTGGCTGGATCCCTACACAAAAAGTCAAAGAACTCCTGAATCTTGTAGGATTTGCGGGGGAAACATCGTCTCATGAGGAGCATATCTCCTTTGAAAAGTATGCTCTTCTCGTTGAGGAGATGCGTAATCTGACAGTCCTCCGTTGGACACCAAAGGAGATACTGCAAGGCTACAAGATCCTATCAGGTGGACGTCGTACAACAATTGAAAAAGCTCTTGATACCTGCTATGACCCGAAGACCGATAGGGGCAGCCTTGTCAAAGTTGATACTTACATCCCAATTGATGGGAAGTATGTAGAGGTCACTAATCTCTTAATAGCAGGGTACATCAATGAAGAGAAGAACCGAACCCATCTCACTTTTGGAGAATTCAAGGAGGACCGACTGATCCGTGGTCTCCCAAAGAACCAGATTGAAGGTCTACGTGAGGAGATCGCCAAATACTACTTTCACTATCTGCCCAAGGATGACAAGCCAATCAAGTACGCGAAGCGGATTTTTAGTCTAGCCCAACTCTTCCATGATGCCAGTACAGCGCGTAAACTTGCCGACCTGTGGCACTCAGATATTAACCTCATGAACCAAGTCAAGAGTGAAGTTGATACACTGACTGACCTTCTCGAGTTCAACGCGAAGGCACCACTTGGTACTATCAAGCGCCAAGTCGATGCAATGAAGGCGAAGCTCATTCGTATTCTGACCCTCCCGATCCATGAAGAAGATTATCACCTCATCGATCATATTACGAAGGGCACAACGACGCGTCCGGAGATGATGGAACTCCTAGAGAAGCTATCTGATAGTCTGAAAGAACGTATCAATCCAGCCGCTAAGAAGTTTCTGGAAGAACATCAACTGTATCCGGCCCCAAAGAAGTACCTTGATCGCCATTACTTAGACTTCATCATTGCCTAAGAGCTTTCGACATCTTGACGATGTTATCATAGATCTTTCCTTGCGTAGCAAAGATAGACCCCTTCTTCTTGGCTTGTTCCTTCATCCTCCGATAGAGGGTCTCGTACTCATTGTAGCCCATAAACCCGACAATGAACTGAACAACCATATTCATGTTGTTGTAGATATCATGGACATCTCCCCGTTTGATGATGTTCATTAGCTTCTTCTGATGACTGGTGAGTTTACGAAGCTCCCGAGCCATGAAGCGTCGATAGATACATGCGAACTCGGTCGTCGGGATGCTCATGAAATACCTAATTGGATGGTACTTACTTGGTAAGTCAAATCCCACAGCGACAACGACAACGATCTTATCTGGTTGGTTGTTGATGACGTTCTCGATATGTTCAGTTGCGATCTCCTCTGTCGTACCCTTGAGGACTCCCGCCTTCTTCTTCTCATAGGCTTCGATCGTGATAGGGTCAATATCTAGACATATCACGTTGGAAAGCTTGCTAACTTTGTTACAGAGCCATGTTTTTCCGGTCCCTTGTAGGGCCTCTACTATGATTACTGGCATGTCTGCAATAAGATATGAAAAAACTTTTTCAGAGATAAGTTAGAGACATGCTTAGTTTTACGCGGGGAGAACCCATCGCCCTCATCAAAGGAGGCAAAAGGGATAACACTACAATCTACTACTATGACCCCACTAAGAAGTGTTGTGCCAAATGCTCATCACTGTGCGGACAAAAGAGAAAGAAGTGCTGTGATAAGTGTGAGGTCAAGTCCGGAGGCTGCGGGTCCTGTGGCGGAGAACTCCAACCCGATATCGAGATGGAAAACCCTCTTGAAGCCCTTGGCCGTGACTTCTGGAAAGGACGACGCAAGCTCAAGCCCTTCGAGATGGAGGCCCTCAGAGAGGGCCTTCGCCGCCGTATGGATCCGATAGGAGCCGGTATCGAAGAAGAAACCTATCGAGATGCTCGTCAAAGAGTAGACCAACAACAACGATATGAGATTACGGCTGGCCTCGATGAGACGATAGTACCTCATCCCAGAACCGGAGCCCGCGAGATCTGTTATGTGTCTGCCCCATCCGGAGCTGGTAAGTCGACCTACTGTGCCAACTACGCCAAGGAGTACAATTATATGTTTCCAGACAATGATATCTTCGTCTTCTCACGTTTACAAGAAGACAAGGCACTCGATGACATCCCCAACATGGAACGGATCCCCATCGATGAAAAGCTCCTAGAACATCCGATAGATCCAGCCCAGAAGCTGAAGGACTGTCTCGTTATCTTTGACGATATCGACACACTCCGAGACAAGGAACTCAAGAAGGAAGTTCAGCACCTACGAAACGACATCATGGAGATCGGCCGACATCCCTCGACCTACTGCCTCGCCACATCCCACATGATGATGAACTTTCAAGAGACCCGTGGCCTCATCAACGAGGCCCACACCGTAACGATGTTCCCACAGTTCACACCATATCATCATATGCATCGGTATCTAACCATCTATGGTGGCCTCAACAAGAAGCAGATCAAAAAGGTCCTCAAGATTCCGAGTCGCTGGGTCACGATTAGTCAGAAGGGTCCTCGCTATCTCCTCCATGAAAAGGGTGTCACACTACTTAACCACATCGAGGAAGATGATGAACCTGAACAGAAGAGGACCAGAGCTACGCTCGGCCGGCCCCTTCGGGCCCTGGAAAGACCAATGAAAAGAACATCTCAGCCAATTGTAGCAGACGACGATGAAGAGACAATTGAAAGCTCTCCAAGGTCAGGCCCTGTCCAACAAAGACGTCCTAGACCTGGTAGGCAATAAGGCACGCTTCGAAGTGTACCCTAATCTCAAAAAATACAAGTCCATTGACCAATTACTTGGTCCTCATAAGGCTTGTGTCCTTCTGTATGAGACTAAACAAGACTACGGACACTACGTCTGTGTGATGAAGCAGGGGAATAACAAATATGAGTTCTTCGATCCATATGGAGATAAACCAGATGGGGAGTTGAAGTTTATCCCTGAAAACTTCCGGGAGGTCTCCGGACAAGAGTATCCTCATCTTTGTTATCTACTTTATAAGTCTGGAGGGTCTGTGGAGTACAATGATCATAAACTACAGAAGAAGAGCCAGGACGTCTCGACCTGCGGTCGACATGTTGCTTGTCGAATAAACTTCCGAGATACCCCACTTGAGGAATATGTGAAACGCTTGAAAGGTGTACGTGGGATGACACCTGATGAAGTCGTGACCGTCCTCACGTCATAAATCTTTTTGTCACCTTAGTTTAGAATCTCATGAGAGTCGGAGATATTGGTGATATGATCTACCGCCAACAGTTGATGAATGCCCAGAATCAAACACTCGGTGGAGAGTTTGATGTTCGAGAGTATCCATATGATCTCCGGGCTACAACTAACCATGTTTACTACAATGCCATTATGACTCAAACAAGTGGACAACAACAGCCCCCAACTCCATCGACTCCGATGCCGGCCATCTTCCGAGAAGAGCGTATCCAGCCCATTCTCGAGAATCTGGAGAATTACTTTATGAGCATTGTTCGTTTTAGTATTCCAACCCAAAACCTCCCAATCTTCTTTTTTCAACCTTTGGTCAGTAATGGTCTCCCAGGTGGCAACCTCGACCCATATTACTCGGGTGAGTTCACTGTGACTCTTGTGTATAATGGGATCACAGTAGAAAGGCCGGTATCTTTTGATCCTAGTACGAGTATCGCACCACCTGTCCCTCCATTCACGTCAACAACATCACAAATGAATCCCATATTTTATCAGGTTAATACCTATCAACAATGGCTAGATGCTATCAACCTCGCAATCTTGAGTGCCTACATGGATCCGTCTTTGGCAGGCTCAAATGCTCGTGTGGCTGGGATCCCACCTCCTTTCTTTTTGTTGGACCCCGTGACTCAGTTGATTAGTTTGTATGCTAATCCAATTTTTACGGCGTACATCTCACCAGGACCAACGAACTCCTGGCAGTTCTTTATGAACACAAGCCTCTACAACTTCTTCCTTGGATCTATCGAATCGCTCTTCAATGGTTATGATACTCCAAATGGAGAGGACTGGCAAATCGACATCGGAAATAAAGATAACGATGCCCTTCAGATCATCGTCCCTCCAACGATCCAGGCTGTCCCATGGAATGCGACTGTGACTTACAATGTCAATACTGTTGTCTCTGCCCTAACTGGTGGTGTAGTACATAACTACAGTAGTCTAATCAATCCAAACACTGGAAACTCTCCGCCTTTGAGTCCTTTGTTTTGGAATGACCTTGGACCCATTGTTCAACCTCCTTCTGTATGGTCTCCAACAGTTGCCTATGTCCCGGGGAATGTTGTCAACTATTTTGGTCAGTATTGGATCAATTATGTTGCCGTAGGACCTTCCACAACGTCACCACCGAATGACTTGGCACACTGGGAGCCGGATACATCGTACTACGCGATCCAAATGCAACAGGAATATAGCACCCTATTCTCTTGGAATCAATTCAAGCAGATAGCCTTTGTCACCGGTATCATCTCAAGTAAATATGAATACACGCCTAACCTCAATGATAGCGGTGATCAACAGTTCAAGGCTATCCTCACAGACTTCGAACCTAATCAAAGCGAAGGCCCTGAGATCCGTTCGGTGTTACAGTACTTCCCACAAGGACCTTATCGAATGATTGATCTAGTAGGTAAGGGGCCTCTACATAAATTGGATTTCCGGGTCTTCTGGGTTGATGGGAACCTCAACTTTTACCCTGTCCTCCTAGGACCGGGTGACATCCTGACTCTAAAACTTCTTTTCCGTGACAAGCGATATGCCGGATCATAAAATAATTGAGTAAGGTCCACTGACTTGACAAAAAACTTTTTTGTCTAGTGAGTGTAGTAACATCCCAATGTCTCTCGCTATTGAGCCGATTCCGGTCGTCAACGTGTTGGAGCCCCGCACGAAGATCAATGAACAGCGGAGGTATGCTATCCTCAAGGGTGGAATGGTTAGCACCTGGAAGCCTGTAACATCAACATCGTTTAGTGCCTCATCGGTACAGATCACGGCGCCCCCACCTTCGCCGATGATCATTGTCGATAGAAAGGTGTTGTTCCGCTGCCCCTTGACGATCAATTTTACAGGCACCCTCACTCCGCCTAATACTACTCTTCTCCAAATTGGTGTCATGGATGCTCTTCGTCAGTTCCCCATCTCGAGTATCATCCAAACCATCACCGTCACAATCAACAACACCCAAGTATCTATCAACATGAATGACGTCATTCTCTCGCTTCTGCGCTACTACACCGGCACAGATGAGCGTCAATATGACCTTTCTCTCTCACCATCGATGCCAGACCAGTTCCAAGACTATGGCGACTGGCAGGTTCTCGGCGATGCCCGTAACCCGTTGGCCCTCTATGGTCAGAACTCTTCGGAGATGACCCGCGGTGGTTTCGTGCTCGACTCCCTCGTCGACAACGGTGCCGGAGGTGCAACCGTTACAGTCACTCCAACAGAGCCCATCTTTTTGTCCCCGTTCTTGTTCAAACACTTCAGCTCCTCGGGTTTCATTGGTGTCCAGACTATGGACTTCAACATCTCCCTCGATGCTAACCTCGGTCGTGTCTGGTCTCACGCTGGTAACGCTGTCGGCGCCAACACGTTGAACGCCCCAGTCGTGACCCTCGGTAACGCTGTCGGAGGTAATCCCACGATGTTGTTCAACTACATCACACCCCAGCAGTTGATGCCGGTCCCCCGATCGGTTGTCTATCCTTACTTCATCGTGGATAGGTACCCAACCGATCTAGCAACCCCGATCGCCCCGAACGGCAACTTTACGATCTCATCGCAGAACATTCAGCTGCATAGTATCCCGAACCGGATTTATGTCTTTGCTCGTCGTAACAATGCGACCCGATCGTACTTGACATCCGATACCTACGCTGTCCTACGTAGCATCACTGTCAACTGGAACAACAATTCCGGTCTCTTGTCTTCGGCTTCCCAGCAAGACCTGTATCGTCTGAGTGTTGACAACGGCTGCAACCTCGGATATCCTCAGTGGAACGGCTACGTCGGGTCCGTCCTTGCTCTTGAGTTCGGTAAGGATATCGCCCTCCCTGATCTGGAGTGCCCAGGTCAGCTCGGTACCTTCCAGCTCCAGCTGACAGCCAACTTCCAGAACGTTCAACAGAACACCGTCGCGGCTAGCTCGACCGTGGCCTACACGCTGTACATCGTTGTCGTGTCTGAGGGTACATTTACAATCATGGAGAACCGATCCATCGCCCAGATTGGTGTCATGAGTAAGCAGGACGTTCTTCATGCCAAGTCGATGCCCTTCGTTGACTATGACATGGTCCAGAAGTATTACGGCGGTGACTTCTTCGGAAGTATTGGTGACTTCCTCAACCGTGTGTACTCTGGTGTCAAGCACGTCGCCTCCGATGTCGCCTCTGGTGCTGAGCGCGCCGTCGACATTGCTAACAAGGCGATGCCAATCGTCAAGGAGATCGCCCCATTGGTTCCTCGCCTCCGTGGTCGTGGAACCTCTGGTGGAAATGTCGTAGGAGGCCGTCGTCGTGTTCGCGGTGGCGCGATGATGTCTGACCGGGAGCTCGGTGATAGAGCTGCAGGACGTGGCATCTACGACTAAAATCAGTTTAAAGTAATCTAAATACAATATAGAAATGACCGAAAATCAGAAGAAAGATTACTGGCTCCCTGATGAGAAGACCAACGAGGGGACTGTCTGTACAGTCCTATGTGAGTTCCCAAGAAATCTCGATCAGTGGGCAGTCTTCAGAACTATCAAACAGAGAGATGGTACCTATCTAATGGATGCAATCACTGCAGTCTACAAGACTGAACAGGACGCTAAAGGTGCCGTCCTAATGATGCACAATAGATATGGAACCTTCGGGTACATGAAATGTCATCTACGCCTTGCTGAAGATTCATGATGTAGCAGGGGCCTAGCCCTTGATACTTCACTCTACAGTTGCCTCCGTTGGATCATCAGTCTGGACCTCCCAGGCTACAATCCGATTATGCCAACCAGCAACGAACAATGCATTGTACATCAAAGAGATGCGCATGACATCACCCTTGAACTTATCACGTACTCGATAAGTGCCGACCTCACCGTAGAAAAGAGGTTCAAACTCCGTATCCTTGAGGTCAACCTTATTCTCTCGAAGACCCTCCTCTATGATATGAACAAGGTAGTCAACAACAAACTTCTGAGCCAAGGCCATATCATCAAAGTCCCTCTGAATATGAAAATTTCGAGGGCGGTCTGGATCTTCATTTCTTCGATCCACTTCTGACAAGACTGCAGTGTAAACCATGTATACCTACTATTAGTTCGAGATCTTAAAACCAGTCAAACCCGTGCAGTTCGGGTATGCACTCACATCCGTATTTTTGAATACTGTAGCAGCACCTCCAGTCGCTTTCATCGTAAATACGATAGCCGCCGACGATGGTATGAAGACGATACCTGTCACGCTCCCACTCATGATACCTCCTGTCGTAGGGAATGTTAGTTCCCCGCTCTCTGAACCTTGGAAAACTGGGCTGCCCGCAGATGGCCCGACTGTATATTCTATCTTGATATTTGCACTCGCACTGGCTGTAAATTGAGCACTAAATACCCAGTACCCAGCCGTCAAGAATGGGCTTAGGAAGATTGTAGTAGGTGTACTCGGCGCTAGACCTGTATTACCTGCGAGCACTAGAGAAAAGTTTTCGAAACCAGGTACAGCAGCCACCGGCCCCGTCGGTCCTGTCGGTCCTGGCGTTGTTGAAACTGGTCCTGTCGCGCCTCTTGGTCCTTGCATACCTTGTGACCCTGTGTTACCTATCGTTCCCGTTGGTCCTGTCGGTCCTCCAGGAGTACCAGCTGCGCCCGTTGGTCCTGTGGTTCCTGGGTTACTTGGGCCTGTCGGCCCTGTCGGACCTCCAGGCGTACCAGCAGCACCCGTCGAACCTGTCGGACCAAGAGCCCCAGTAGGTCCAGGTGTAGCTGGTCCTGTAGCGCCCGTGTTACCCGTTGGTCCTTGAGGGCCTGTAGAACCTGTTGATCCTCCGACACCTTGTGCCGGTTGCCATGTGCCGAAACCCTCACTATCTGAGGTCAGAACTAACATATTGGAGCCACCAGGAGGCATCCTAAAAGTGTATGTCGTGATGCCATTTACAAAGGTATTCGACCATCCATTTGGATAGATGGGATTCAGAAGCTGATTCAAAGACATGATCTATGATTACTCGAGAAGATTATTTTATGCATGTACAGTATGCGATGTCACTAAATCAATTACTGAACCCGATCTATCCTAATGCCTGGTCCGATGTGAAAGTGTTTCACCTCGAGACATATGGGTTTCAGTTAGTCCCTGGTGCCTTCCCAGGTCTCGTCCTCACAGCTAACAATATTGATGGAGAAGCTGTATGGGCCCCTCCTCTCCCAGGTGCCACAGGAGCAGAAGGTTCAACCGGTCCACAAGGAAATACCGGACCTATGGGTGCAACTGGTGCAACCGGTATCGCTGGTCCTGAAGGTTCAACCGGTTCCACAGGTCACATGGGCGATACTGGTCCAATGGGAGATACAGGCCCAACCGGTGGAACTGGTCCAGCCGGCAACACTGGTATGACTGGCCCTCCTGGACCTGGACCTCTTGGTCCAACCGGTCCAACTGGTATCCAAGGAATACAAGGAAACACAGGTCCGACAGGCATACAAGGAGCAACAGGAGTAACAGGGCCGACAGGATCTCAAGGCATACAAGGCGCAACAGGTTCAATAGGTTCACAGGGTCCAACAGGTTCACAAGGAATACAAGGGAATACAGGACCTACAGGTCCATTCGGACCAACCGGTCCAACGGGCGCGAATGGCCTCATGACCGTATCAAATGCAAATGGTACAAACTTCTCAATCACTGGTTCGAATCTCAACGGCTCGATGACCCAGAACCTTGATACAAGTGGCACACCAACATTCGTATCAGAAACCTTGACTAGTACAACCAATCAGCTAACACTCGGTACAACACATACAACAACGATAAATGCCGTTGCTCCATCAGCTTCCCGTACTTATTCTATCCCTGATCTTGGCTCCAATGGTAATATTCCTGTTGTGGCATCAACTGAGACCGATACATTTTCGGACGTCATCGGATCGGCTCGCCTTTTGATGTCCATAGATAATACCGCCCTAGGTGTTCAGGCTCTCTCAAATGTTACATCATCTACAGGAGGGCTAGGAGATACCTGCGTCGGTTATCGATGTGGAGCAGCCATCGGAACCGGTTCGGCTGGATTCAACGTCCTTATGGGCGGGCTTTGTGGTTACCAGATGACCAATTCGCAAGAGAACACGGCTATGGGTTATGGTG